TTTTAATAGGAGACAAATATGTTATTTGTTGAAGTGGCTACTGGAACGCCAAAAACAAAAGTCCAGCTAAGACAAGAAAACAAGCATATGTCTCTGCCTGAAGCGTGGACTGATGCTACCTTGCAAGCCTTGGGTGTGGCACGGGTAACAAAGACTGCGGCACCTGACGTTGGCGAATGGCAAGTGGCTGTCAAAGATGGCGTAGAGCAAGTAGATGGTGTATGGCAAGAGAAGTGGGTAACTCAGGAGATGTTTACCGAATACACCGAAGAAGTCACCGATGACGAAGGCGTGACTACAACAGTTACTCACACTGTACAGGATCAGAAAGACGCCAAGACTGCCGCAGACAATGCCGCCCTAGAGGCCACAGAACGAGCTACACGGGACGATCTGTTGAAGGCTACAGACCACTACGGGTTGTCTGATGTGTCCATGACAGACGCTATGACGGCCTACAGACAGGCTCTTAGAGACGTACCACAGCAAGAAGGATTTCCACAGACTATCACATGGCCTACAAAGCCTTAGTAAACTGTGGATCCGCTGTCACTTGTTGCAATGGCGTCTACTGCGTTCAAGGGCGTAGAGATACTTGTATCCAGAGGCGCTGAGATTGAACACGTAGCTCAGAAGTTAGGACACTGGTACGGCTTTGTTTCTGACTTACGTGAAGCAGAGAAGGAAGCAGAGAACCCACCGTTATTCAAGAAGCTGTTTGACGGTGAATCTGTAGAAGCACAGGCGTTAAACGCTGTCATAGCTAAGAAGAAGATAGAGGAACAAGAGAAGCAGATCAGAGAGTTAATCATGTACTCTTACGGTCAGGATACCTACAAAGAAATGATGCAGATGCGTCGTGACATAAGAGCCAAACGAGAAAAACTGATCTACAAACAAAGACGAAAACAAAGAATAATGCTAGATGTATCAGCAATTATTACGGCACTACTTGTGTCTGCTGGGATTATCTGGACTACCGTAAGCGTTATACAAGGGGTTTAAAGATGGATGAGTCCGCAAAACAAGTAGTTGATGTAATGAGCGTAGGTACAATGTTAGGAGCATTAGGTTCAGTGTTACCGCCTGTTGCCGCTTTGTTTACTATTATCTGGACAGGTATACGTATTTGGGAAACAGACACAGTACAAGGCTTGTTTGAGAAAAAACGCAAGCGTGACGAAAAAGGTCGGTTCGTTAAGGAAGACTGATATGTGGACTGCACTGATCGGACCTATAGCTGGACTCGCTAAGACTTGGCTCAGTAACAAGCACGAGCAGTCACAAGCTAAACACGTAGCTAAGATGGAAGTCATCAAGAACACAGCTACGTGGGAACAAGAGATGGCGGCGGCTAGTGCAACCTCGTGGAAAGACGAGTGGTTTACTGTAGTACTGTCGATGCCTTTGTTGGCTGTGTGTTACGGAGTTGCTATGGATGACTTGAGTATTATGCAGAGGGTGGGTATGGCTTTTGTTGAGCTAGACAAGTTACCTGATTACTACCAGTACTTGCTCTATGTAGCTGTAACTGCCAGCTTTGGCATACGTGGTGCTGACAAGTTGATGCAGATGAAGGGTGGTAAGTAACCTATGGATGAAATAACTTCACCTATATATGTGGGACGGTCGCCCAATCCTCTTGCTCCCGGAGATATAACTAGAGGACAAGGTTTATTTGGCGGTCAAGGTGGACTCCAAAATCAACTAGAAATGCAGGGTGTTGATGCGTCTGCTTTGTATGGAATAGGATCAGAGTTTGTTGGATCACAAAATCAAGGAAGCGGATCTGTTAATATAATGCCGGGCCAGTTTTTCCCCGGACAGGTAGACTACGGTACTATACCTTCTGATCTTATTCGTGACGAGATTGCAGAAACTCAAGCCATAAGAGAATTTCTGACAGAAGCGTTAAGCAACGAAGACTTAACAGCAGAAGAAATTGTAGATATTTTAAATGAAATGACAGGATTAGAATCAACTGTTGACCAAGAATCAAAAATTGTTTGGCAAACAGGTGACGTAACCGATGTGTTAGGAGACGTTCAAATTCAAATTCCTGATTTTGCAGCAATCCTAGAAAGCATGGGTGGCGGCGGTGACTCTTCTACTGCTGACTCTTCTACTGCTGACTCTTCTACTGCTGACTCTTCTACTGCTGACTCTTCTACTGCTGACTCTTCTACTGCTGACTCTTCTACTGCTGACTCTTCTACTGCTGGTGGTGCTGATTCTGATAGCGAAGGCGCTAGTGCTGACGGTGGAGTTAAAGAAGGTGACTGGATTTTTAAAGACGGTGTTTGGAGACAGGTCGGAAAAATTGATGATACAACATTTGATAATCCAGTAATTGTTTTTTCTGGTGAAATAATAATAGGGCCAGGAACAGAAGGCGCTATTAAATCTGACGAAGATTGGGCAGTTTTAGATTCAGAGGGTAAATTTAAAGACGGGACGTACACACAAGATATTGACGGTCAAGATGTTATTGTTCAAGGCGAAGGTGAACCTACCACAGATAAAGTTACAGGTCTTCTAGGTGACTTTGTAAAACAAGTTTCTACTACAGATTCAGTTACAGAAGATACTACCGATTCAGTTACAGAAGACCCTGAACAACTACCAGCCGCAGGAACAGTCCTGTCTAGTGCTTGTGACGGCGACGATAGATACACAATTATTGCAGACGGACAAGGTGGAACAACTACTAAAGTAGACGTAGGTGGCTGTAAAACTACTACGGATACTGTTACAGGTTTGCTAGGTGATTTTATAAAAGCTACTGATACTCCTAGCGATACTCCTACTGATACTCCTAGCGATACTCCTACTGATACTCCTAGTGGTCCTCCTAGTGGTCCTCCTAGTGGTCCTCCTAGCGATACTCCTAGTGGTCCTCCTAGCGATACTCCTAGTGGTCCTCCTAGTGGTCCCAGTGGTCCTCCTAGCGATACTCCTAGTGGTCCTCCTAGTGGTCCCAGTGGTCCTCCTAGCGATACTCCTACTGATACTCCTAGCGATACTCCTACTGATACTCCTAGCGATACTCCTAGCGATACTCCTAGCGATACTCCTAGCGATACTCCTAGCGATACTCCCGGAGATGGTCCCGGAGATGGTCCCGGAGATGGTCCCGGAGATGGCGACGGTGACGGAGATGGTGACGGAGATGGTGACGGAGAAGACACTAAAACGGGTATGTTAACAAGTCCTTCTCCCCTTGAGTTTACTCCTTTTATGACAGGGCTTTCGTACCAAACTCCACAAATGGTAGATGCACCGATGCCACAAAAAGATTACAACAGAGAACTTAACGAAATGATAGCTCGCCTTTCACAAGGTATGTTTACAGGAAACATGGGATGACGTACTTAGACTTAGTAAATAACGTCCTTAGACGTTTACGAGAAGACACAGTAACAACCGTCACTAACGACACGTACAGCACGATGGTTGGTGACTTTATTAACGACGCCAAACAACTCGTGGAAAACGCTTGGGACTGGTCTAATCTTAGGTCTACCCTTACGATCACCACGGCGGCTGATGATTACACGTACTCGCTGACGGGATACCAAGACCAAGGTAAGATCCTGAACATCATTAACGATACGTCTAACATTGTGATGGAGTACAGACCTCAAGAATGGTTTGACGATAAGTTCTTTGTAAACACTCCTGCCTCTGGTGCACCACAGTACTACACGTTCAGCGGCATAGATGGCTCTGGTGACGCACAGATTGATGTGTACCCTAAGCCTGACGGTGTTTACTCTCTGAAAATCAAGAGCGTCATCAGAAACGTAGCCTTGAGTTCTGACTCTGACACGTTGGCTATTCCTAGTCAACCCGTTATTCACATGGCGGTGGCTCTGTTGGCTCGTGAACGTGGGGAGACAGGCGGTACGTCAACATCAGAGTACTTTGCTATTGCTGACAAGTACCTGTCTGACGCTATTGCTCTGGACGCACAAAAGCACCCTGAAGAAACCATCTGGTTTACACCGTAGGAGACGTTAGATGGCACAGCCACTACAAAGCATTAACCTAGTTGCTCCTGGTTTTAAAGGGGTCAACACAGAAGACTCCCCAATAGCGCAGGATCCGTCTTACGCTGACGTAGCTGATAACGCTGTAATTGACAAGCGTGGTCGTTTGGCGGCACGTAAAGGTATTGAAGTTTTAACAACAGACAAGACAGAACTAGGTACAGATTACGTACACAAGATTCATCACTTTTACGATG